TGTTGTGTTTGACGCGGCTGGTGTCTCCCCGCCCAGCGGGGGGGCGGCCCCCCGGTTGATTTTGTTTTCGATTCTTTCCAGGCATCCGAAGATGCTCTCGATATATTCTTCCAATTTCATATTCCTGCAATTTTAATGTTAATGAATAATTTGAATGAAGAAAGGACAGGCTACAGCCCGAATCCTTTCCTCTTTTTCTTTTTCTTGCGTTTGCGCAAGAGTTCTTCTTGAGATAACAGCTCTTCGGGAGCGGTGCCATTTGTCGGACTGAACAGTCCCGGTCCCGTACTTTCGAAAAGATGGCCTCCGTTCGGTATCCTTTGTTGCACCTTATGTTCGGATTCCTGTTGGGTTTCCGAAGGCTTCCAACTCAATTGGGCATTCAGTCTGGCAAAGCTGAACTCCCTGCTGATCTGTGAGGCCTTGAAGGTCTGCCCGTCCTTGGTGAACCGGATTCCCTGTATGTCATCCGGCTTTTTTATCTCCTTGGTACGTTTTACAAATTCCAGCCTGATGCCACGGCGAAGCAGGTAATCGTTGAACTCTTTCCATGTTTTGGAATGCCTCAAAGCTGCCTTAACGGTATTGAAGATTTCGTATTTCACACGCTCCGAAGCATGGAGTTTCTCCACATTAGTCTTGCCCTTGTCCTCGGCATATGTCAGCCCGTACTTGTTCTTAAGCAGTTTCGTGGCGATTTCATTACGCTTGTAATCGCCTTGGGAAGAGATTACCTTGCCGTCATATCCTATGCGGTTGTAAACCAGGTGACAGTGCGGATTGTCTGCGTTATGGTGTCTTACCAGAATAAACTGAGTGTTTTTTATCCCCATCAGTTCCATGTATTCCCGGGCTATTTTAGCCATAAATTCATCCGTCAACAATGCCTTATCCTCAGGTTTGAAACTCAATGCAATGTGTCCGACAGGCTGTTTTATCTTCGGATTAAGCTCACACTGGTAGTTGAAACTGTCCGTTATTTCCCGGATATTTCCCAGCAATACGCCATCTGAGTCAATAATTGCCGCGTTGTCCTTGCCCATCACGTAGCGGATACAGCCGCCGAAGGATTTCCCTTTCTTGATTTTGCCAATCATGACGGCCTCCTTTCTCCGTACCTGTACCGGACAATAATCTCCTTGAGTTTCTGCAGGAGTTCTGTCACTATCCTTTGGGTACGGTGGAACCCGGCCTGATGGGACAGTCGGGTCAGCTGGTTCAGGTTGTTTGCCATACCCGTAAGGCTGCGTATGACGGCTGTCTCTTCGGCCGAGTGCCTGGCCGTTATCGTCGTCTCAAAGGCTGATACGCGGAGAAATTCCGCCAGCGTGAGGTTGGCCTGTCTGCTGCGTCGGCATAACCGTTCATAGTCTATCTTGGAGAATTTCACTGTAACGGCTTTGCTGAGTTTGCACACTCCGCTTACTTTTGGGCGTCCCCTCGGTCTGTTTTTCTTTCTGTCATTCATATTTTCTTTGTTTGATTTTTGATTATTCTTTTTCTCACAATCTGCGAACACCGGGAGCGGATTGCCTCCACTCTTCGGGAGTGGAGCGAGGTTTTCGGGATGCCCGAAAGATAACCTCGCTAACTCCCAAAACTGAAGTTTTGTCCGTTACCCCCTCAGGTCGGCTACAGACTGTCTGAATATTGTAATGACTGGAGTCAGTAAGTCTGTCATTCAGGAAAATATCACAGTTTTCTCCACTGCTCGAAGTCTTCCGAGTAGATTTCAAGATGCTGTCGGGCAATGTTCTCAAGCAGTCCTGAAACGCTCATCTTGCGTCCTCCCAACCTGCGGACAAACTCGTCCAGCCTGTCACGTACCTCGCCGCTAACAAACACGGGCTTGCGGTCTTCGATTCTCGGGACCTGAAGAAAGGCTTTCCGGTATTCGTCCAGGGAAAGCTTCCTCTGCCTGCTGCTTATACGACGCTGAGACGTTGGAACGGCTTCTTCTTTTCCTGTTGATGGTTGCAGGTTCTCGGATGTGGTGTCGGTCTGTTCTACCGTTCCTTCTGACTTCTCTTTTCCTATATCATTCAAGGATGATTCCCTGGCAGTCTCAATGCTGCCATCTGACGGGAGTATGAGTGACATATCCGTACCTGTCATGGCCTCCCATTCTTCTTTGGTCAATTTCTTTTTTGTTACCATACATTTTTGATTTTAATCGGTTTACTCACTGGTCTCGGTGCGCACCTTGACTCGTTGTCGTGAGCAAAGGAAATGTGTATAGTGAACAGAATCAAGCAAATGGAGATACCGTGGCAATTATGTTACCCTATGCACAATATAGATTGGGCGATCGGTGCTGCCTGCCGTGATTTGCCGGAGTGATTTCTACATACCGGATTGTTCAAGCAGATTCTGTTTATAAAGAAAGATCATTGTGTGCAATTGATATGTAACATGATGTCATTCCGGGCAACGCATCGTCACCGGTCTGAAAATCCATTGCAGTGTGATTTCTACTGCTTTTATTTGCAGTGGGAACAGAGAAAACGGTCACATTTCCAGCCGAGAATAGGACAATGAGACATGATGGAATATCGGCTGTAAAAGACCTGTCCTTTTCCAGAATTTTGAATATCTGTTTAATTGAAAATAATGAAGAAAATGGAAATCATCAGCTTTGAAAAGAGGACTTTCGAGGAGATTGCCGCCAAACTGGATTACTTCGTGCAGCGGGTGGAAAGTCTGTGCAGTGAACACGGCGGGAAGAAAACAGGTGAATGGATGGACAACCATGAGGTCTGCCGCAGGTTGCGTATCAGTCCGAGAACCTTGCAGACCCTGAGGGATAACGGAACGCTTGCCTTTACGAAAATTGGGAACCGGACTTACTACCGTCCTGACGATGTGGAACGGGTAGTCGGCAACGTGGAAGACAAGCGCAAGGAAGCCCGTTGGAAAGGCAAGACCATTTGAACGAGTTTCAAGAATAATGTATAACCAATATCAAACGCGTATGAGTAATGAAATCAGAGAAAAGGACCATGAGTGGGTAAAGATGTTCCACTCGAATTTCGACAGGCTGCTGGCTTTGCTCGAAAGATTACTGGAGAAACGGCAACCGTCTGCCTATGGCGATGAACTGCTGACGGACAAGGAAGTGGCATACCTGTTGAAAGTGAGTCGGAGAACCTTGCAGGATTACCGCAACAACGGCATTCTGCCTTATACACAGGTAGGTGGCAAGATTCTCTACCGGGCTTCCGACATAGAAAAGACACTGATGAAAGGGTACAAGGAGGCGTACAGATACAAAAGAAGCTGACACTCTAAACGCTCCACGAAGGACACGTAGGGATTTTGATTTTTCTGGAGGGAGCGCAGTTGACCGCCTGCCCGTTTAATTTGTGTTTCTAAAAAACAGCCTTTCCCAAATGATAAAAAACAACATATAGTATTAGGCCCTATTTGAACCAATCTATATGCTGTTTTAATTTTTATTTTCTGACTTTTCCGTCAGTCGCTTGTTTCCGCTGCCGTCGGCGTCCATTGTACAGACGTGAAAGGGAAAAGGTTTTCGGGCTGAATACGCTCTGAAAGAGGAAGATTCTGCCCGAAACGGCATAGCCGCCGGACCTTTTCGCTTTCAATAGAGTCTGTACTAACTTCTATGGGCGGCGAGGAAATGGGCGACTGATTTCAGTTCCCTAAATATAGTATTAAAAATTATCAATAAAATATTCAAATTAATGAAACGGCACGCTATTTGTTTTTGCATAATAAAAAAGCTATCACCAATGATAGCCATAACAAAATAAAAAATAATTTTTTATGGAAGAATCAGAAATTAGAGCTCTGCTTGAGGGTGCTTATGCGCTAACCCCGACATTACCGGGAAATTATTTAAGGTACGATGAGTTCAGAACTTGTTTTAACAAACTTGTTGAGAAACGCAACAACGTTCCTCTGGATGTAGAAAAATTATTGGAAAGTTATTATCCAAAAGCAAAGTATGAGCCTTGTTATCAGCCCCAGGGTACAGGTGAGGTATTTAAGGCCTTTCGCATCGCTCCTAACTATTTGAAAATTACAAACGCACTGAAAGAGAAGATAGAAGAGGCTTTCGCAAGTGTTGTTTCTGATGATGAAGGATGGATTCCTTTTGCTGCGATTGGCTCCAAAGTAGCAAAAGATGAATACCTAAAAATGGGCTTCATTGGTATACGACAGGCCGTGGAATGCTTGTTTCGTAAGCGTATCGAATTCCGTATTGGAGACCCATCAAAACATGAAGCTCCTGTAAAAGCACGTGATTTAAAGAAATTAGGGATAAAATCACCTACTTCCACGATAGCCACAAGGGTGTCATCTCAGACTCTCAGCCTAAAACAAGGATCATACATAGGAGAATCTATTAGCAATTTCGCCTATTTCCCAAAGCCCAAAGATAAACCCGATATTTTAGGGTGGGATGCTGCTATTAATGACTTGGCTGTCAATTTGGCATTAGACGAACGTTGGTATTATGATGAAAAAGACAAATTGGCAAAACCCATTCTAAAGAATTATCTTTCATACACTTTTGAACGACTTCAATACGAAGATGAAGAAGAGATAGAAAGATCCAAAAGAGAAGCCAGAAAGCCTATTTTAAAAATTCTTACTAATGAGAACAATGCTGTTTGGAATACAGGATTGGTAGATAACATTTATGACCCGATTTATGCCTTTTTTCAGAAAAATAATGGTAAGAATCCTGCAGTCACCCAACCATGGGTATTCTTAGGATTTGGGACAGCAAATAGTTACTATCAAAAAATTATAACAGATTTCCCATATAAACCTAAACGTGCTCAATATTTTGATGATCCCCGTGAATTATTCTATGATATCACCGCCCAAAGACCAACTTTGGACTGGAATCATTTTATAAAAGAAAATATAGAACGACTTCCTGTTGGATTTATAAAGAAAGGGGCAACAGATGGGTTCCAATTTATTGAAGATCCAGCGGCATTGCCAAAACCCCAACGAGAAGCCTATTATAAAAAACTAGCTGATGCGATTTTTGAAGATGATGATTGGAAACAATTTCTTACAACACGCTTCAGTAATGCTCTAGATATAGCTCTAAGTCGTGTAGCATGGAACTACAAAACAGCTATTCCAGTATATTATGTCAAAGATCATAAAATGCAACTTTTACTTCCATTAGCTCTTGAACATAAGGGAACAATAGACGTAGCCCTTGTATGTAACCATAAATATGATAAAGAGAAAGAGGTAAACAATTACGAAGGAAGGACTATATTCACAATGGAAATGGCGTATAATAATGCACGATTGATTACTAGACCAGACAGTGATTGGTTGATGGCTGACATGTGTGCAAGAAAGTAATTGAGAAAGTACTAGAAGCTGTCCTAAAAGAATAAGTCTTATTAACATAACGATTCGTTAATACTTTTAAGGCAGCTTCTAATCTTTTATATAGCCGAATATTATTTTACCCGTATACTCCACCAATAAAAGTTAAGTATACGTTTTTATTTCATTTATTAAGTTTCTTTTCTCCATTAATCTATCCATATCCTCTGAAATCTTGTCATCTGTAACTTTTGCATATCCTTGCGTAGTTCTGATATTTGTATGGCCCATCATCTTTGATATGCTTTCCATAGGAACCCCAGCTGAAACCATCAGGGTACCAAAGGTGTGACGACTTTGATGATATGACAGGTTATGTTTGAACTGATGGGAAAAGCCCAACTCATGTATTTCAAACCAGATCATATCACGTATTGGTAACGGGAAGATGGGCTTACTGTCATCTGTCGTATTATACAAGGAAATTATCTGCTCCGCGACCGGATGCAATGGTATAAATGATTCAACGCTTGTTTTCTTGCGATATGTTCTGATATATTTCCGTCCTTCCGCAGTTGTACCTATATGATGCGGATAGAGATTACGTACATCAACGTAAGCCAAACCGCAAAAACATGAAAATATAAAGGTTCTTCTTGCAAGTTCCTGTAGTGGATCCTGTTTTGGATGGCTCATTATCTCCTGAAGCTGGTTCTTGCTTATATACATGAGCTTTGCGGGTGCCTTCTTTTCATATTTTATATCATCCAAAGGATTATATCTCAAAATTCCTTTATCCACGGCAAGATAAACCAGACGTTTCAGCCAGCAAAGACAATGGTTACGGTATGATGGCTTATGAGGGTAATTTGTTTTCAGATACAAAATGAAATTGGTGCCAAACTCTTCGGTAATATCTGTAAAAAGCATGTCCTCCTTGCCCAGAGAACGGATGTATTCCCCCAGATAGTAATGATACATTTTTGATTGCCTGTAACTGGAGGTTGAATCTATTTGAATGGAACGGATTTTCAGATTTTCCCGTTCCACCTCTCCTGCTTGTAATATATACTTCGGGATGTCAGCAGCTCCTGTCATGGCTGTTTTCAGCAGTTCCGCACTGATAACGCCGTTCACTTTCAACAGTTCAGCATAAGTTTCATCTACGCGTTTCTTATGTTCATCAAGCATCCCGTTCAGTCTGTTGTTCTTGACTTCCCCTTTCTTGCTGTTCCACTCTTCCGGCTGGCAATACAACCCGGTCGATAATACAACAGCCTTTCCGTCTATTGTAATACGACACATGATTGATGTAGTCCCGTCAGATTTGACTTTACTGCGGTTTATATAATACAGTTGCTTATATGTACTTCTCATGATTCTTTCATTCTTGATTTATAATACCAGTTTCATATCACTCGTTGCCTCGATGAATTTGTCCATATCTTCAAAAAGTTTTTTAGGAGTTACCCTTGCATAAAGCTGAGTAGTTGTCAGATTGGTATGACCCAGCATTTTGCTGATTGTTTCAATGGGAACACCAGCCTCAAGGGTTATCAGACTTCCGAAGGTATGTCTTCCCATATGATAGACCAAATCACAGCTTATGCCAGCCAGATCCCGTAAACCTTTCATGTGACGTCTCATATTGGGATGGTGTATCATCGGGAAAAGCTCTTTCCTGTCATCCGAACGATATTTTTCTATAAGAGAGATAGCCTCTGGCAACAATTTGACGCGGGCCAGATATTCATTCTTCTTTCTCAGATACTTTAACCATAAGTCGCCTTTATCGTCCTTGTATATATTATCTCTAGTGATTGAAACTGCATCCGCATACGGAACTCCTGTATAACAGGCAAAGAGAAACAAATCCTTGGCTATATTATGAGTGATTCTTTCCGGTGGTATTACGACATCACGGATCTTCTCAAAATCCTCACGACTCAAAGCCCGTGGTGGTTTCCGGTTCTCTTGGGGTAGTTTGAAATTCACAAAATAACGCTTCTCCGCATGTCCTTCCTTGAATGCCATCCGGCAGATTTTCTTCAGGATTGCCAGATAATGTCTAGCCGTATCTACCGCAAGTCCTTTATCCTTCAGTATATAATCCTGAAACTCCCATGGGATGTGTTCATTTAACTGTCCAAAAGCAACATCACTTGTCTTGAATCGTTTTTGAATAAATTCGCCAAGATACCGACGGGTGTAAATGTATGTTGACATGGAGCTTTTAGCAACATCAATACCGATTCTTGAGCGCATATCCTCTATATGTATATCAAGCCGCTTCAACAGAGTAATCTGGGTTTCTACACTTCCTTGAAAAAGCTCTTTTACGGCAGTCGCGTCAAAATCAATCTTACGTTCTACAAGTGAATCAAATGCAGAATTGACAGAAAGTAAGAGCCGGTCAATTTTTGCATTAATATCAACGGCTTCTTTACTTTTTCCATTTAGTCGGCTTTCTCTTGGGTTCCATAACTCCGGAGTACATGACAGCTTACAACTGAATTGCGCCATCGTATTGTTTACCGTTATTCTCCCCATTATCGGAGCCTTTCCGGATTTGTCAAGACCGCTCTTTTTCAGGTAGAGCAACACCTTGAATTTTTCTACTTTCATACGCTTATTTTTTAATGGCAAAATTACCTATTTTATAAGCGTCCTTTGATATGCAAAATGCTGACATACAGTGAATAATAGCCTCTGTAACAGATTCTTTATTGTTCAGTCTGTTACCTATTCGGTTCAGGTAACTGGGTAGCTAACATTCTGGTAACTGAACACCTGCAATAACCTGTCCATTTTTGCTTTCCATTATCTCAGCAAAAAACAGAACTTTTGCTCATATTCAACCAATTACGTTTTCCTTTCTCATCTCTTCATCTGCTTGCTTCTTGTATTCTGTTCCACATGGCCCGGCACACGTTCGCCACCACTATCACGCTATCGCACGGCATCCCCATCGAGACGGTCAGCAAGATGCTGGGGCATGCCTCGCTCACCATCACGCAGCTGTATGCCAAGATTGTGGACAAAAAGGTGATGGACGACATGGCACAACTCAAAGAGCTTTATGCCAACAAGGGCAAGGAGGGCGACAATCATGCAAGTAATCAATAAACATACATTATCAATATGAAGAAGAGACTTTTTGAACAGAATGCCCTGCAGGCGGCAGAATGCCTGACGGAAATGACAGATAAGGAGTATCTGCGCAGTGCGGACGTGACACGTATATTCTCTATCAGCAACTCCACGCTGAAGCTGCTGCGGACGAAGGGCGAGCTGCCTTGTTACCGCTTCGGGAAAACCTATCTGTACAAGCGCGAGGAGATAGAGGCGTGTCTGGTGAAAATCATAGCAGGAAAGGAGTGAGTATGGCTAAGCAGGGTTTCAGTTACTACAAGGCGGAGACGGACCGCTTTCAGGACATCAAGATAAAGCGCCTGAAGAAGAAGTACCGTTGTGCAGGGTATGCTGTCTATCAGTACGTGCTCAACGAGATTTACCGGGTGAGGGGCTACTGCCTGACGTTCACCGAAGACCATCTTTTCGACGTGTCCGAATATTGGGACATCGAGGAGGAAGAGGTGACGGCCATCATCGGCTACTGCGCCGAGATAGGGCTTTTCGACAACCGGCTGTGGCAGGAGAAGGGGGTGCTGACGGCCAGGAGCATACAGACGCGCTACATCGACATCTGCAAGGTGTGCAAGAAGACACCCGCCATCGAGGAAGACCTACGGCTGGTTGAAACGGAGAAGACCGTCCAGGCGCCGGAACCGTTGCCGCAGCTTTTCCCGAGGGAAGAGTTGCCGCCGATGCGGATTATCCCGAAAGCCGAGGGAGGTGCAGTGCCGAAAGCCGTTACCGATGTGCCGGGAACCGCTGCGCCGGTGCCTGCCGTTCCGGCTGTAACCGCACAGACGGAAACGGGGGCAGAGGGCGTTGGGAAGCGGGTTCTGTCGGAGCTGGAAGCAAAGGAGGAGGAAGCGTTTCCGGAAGATTTCCGGAAATTTCCGGAAACTTCTGGAAACTTCTCAGAAGAATGCGACAAATCTATTAAGAGTTATGCTAATAAAAACTCCTCCTCAAACTCCCCCTCAAGGGAGGAGGAGGAGAGAGCTTCGCATTCTTCGGGGAAGGAGAGACTGCAGCTACTGTTCAGGTCGATGAGCATTGCCCCGGATGATGTCCGCTGGATAGGCACGATAGAGGGCATCGATACCGACGGCTCGCCGCTGTGGGCGCTGGCCGACGAGGTGCGGCAGAGCCGGGGCAGGCTCACGGTGTGCAGCTACCTGCTGCCTTCGCTTCGCTCGCTGGTGGCGGCGGGGCGGCTCACGGTAAGGCGGCAGGCGGCCGCCCCGGCCGAAGAATTGCGGCAGGTGCTGCGGGCGGGGCAGGG